TTCCTCGTTGTAATGGTAGGATCAGCATAATCCAGAATCTGGACGGTGAAAGTATTTGTATATAAATAACTTGTGATTAGTGGCACTTTTGCTCGATCCTTTAGTATATTTATCGCGGTTCCTATGGAAGACAGTTACAAGAAACTTTTAGATCAATACCCGTTTATCAGCTATATAACCTATGGCGGTAATGATTATATCGGCATCATCCAAAATTCAGACGAAATCATCACTACTATCTATGATTATGCGGCTCTGCGCACCCTAGAACAGAAGACGGCATATTTGGAATTTGCGGACCAGTGGTGGTGGGAAAGTAATAGACTAGTGCCTATCAACGTGTTTTTAAAGCAGGATTGGGTGGAGTTTAGAGTTTGTTTAAAGACATTCAACAGCAAAGACGTAGAAATAAAACACGGGCCTTATATAAGCCTTAAAGAAATATCAAATAAGAGATCCAAGCGTCGCAGTATTACGCTGATTCGCAAAGTAAGTTAAGATTTACCACTACTAGTTGAGCATAGGCGATCGCATGTGCAGCTTTAAATGCGTACTCACCATCAACCTTATCCCAAACAGTTTTAGCAATCTCTTTCCAAGTCTTACCTATCAGATGTCTCTTTGCGGGCCTAATTACAGCTAAGAACATAGCTAGTCTAGGGATACTGTCCACGGGCTCAGGCATTTTAAGCAAGGTATCATAATGATTGTTGATATGAATTAGTTGACTACATATCGCAGGATCATATAATTTAGTCCAATCGGGTTCCTGCATGAGTGTAATTAAATGCTCTTCATTCTTAACTTGTTTATAAACATGTACGTTTAACAAGTCTAGTTTCATATATCCACGAGCTTCTGCATCATTATAATCCAAACTAGCCGATCCTGAGAACGGATCTACGGGTATGTCTGTGGCATACACTCCTGTGTTATGACGAGTCAATTTACCATCACGGATAATGCTGGCTGGTGTGACATTTAACAAGTCTAAGACCTGTTGACGATCAGCAAAGTCTATATCTATGTCACTACGAAATTTCAAAGACCTGCATCCTTTAGTATCTGTTTAACCCATTCAGTGTCCGCTACATAATCTTGGAATTTTCGTTGCCAATACTCTGGATCTATCCAAGGAAGAATAAGACCAATTTGATCATCGTTAAGAGCATCAAGAAAGTCAACACCGGTATCGCAATTAAACACAATCCAAGGGCTAACCCTACCATTAGCGATGTGATGACACACGCGATTAGGATTGCCAAACCTAAAATAATCACTAAATCCATTTTTAAACTCTCCATGCTCATCTGCATAGTCCTGCATCTCCCTTAGGGCACGTTCAAGTGCATCTTGGACTGCTTCTTTACGCATATACTGTTTAAGATATTCTAAATATACTTTCTCATGTGTCCAATGGTCAAGTTTCTTGTTTTCTTTGATTACCCAATCAATAAACATCTTAGGATTAACAGCACGGATACCTACCATATGACGCCCAAACTTGACAAAGGCACGATAATAAGGACTAGCAACAAAGTCCGTGTATGACTTCATCTTAGCTGACCCCTGTGTTAGTTCGTAGAAGCGTAGATATGCTTGGAGTCCAAACTGTACACCAGTTTCTTTTTCTTCTTGCCAGCGACGTTTTTCTTCGCAAAGATGCACCACTAGGCTCGACTCCTTGCGGAATTCTTTACTACAATATCGGCACTTATAGCTCGGCTTTAATTGATTTGTCATCAAGTCCGAGGTTTCGTGCCATGTCTGCAATATCTCGTTTATCATTGATTCGTGCCATCAGGTCTATTTCATCAGATTTCATATTAGGATATAACTTGGCCAAGAACTTTTGGCTTTTATTATCCCCCTCTTTCTTTTTAGCATTAAGCCAATAATGGAACTGTGGTCCCATCGCCGGACTTACGCTAGTACAGGTCAACCATTGTAGTTTAGTATGCTTAGATCCCAAGTCAAAGAAGTTTTTATTCACACGTTCGTTGGTAGCCATCAGGTAATAGGCTTGTAAATCTTTATTACCACTGACATTGGCGCCATATTTCAACATTAAATATGTTGAGAACTTCTTACGATCTTCATCTGTAAAGTTATCATAGTAAGCACGATCCTTGCGATCGTATGCCTGCATTTCATATTTAATTTCTAAACTTGAACTCATACTGTATTATAACACCTTTGTCTATATTCTTCAAGCTCTGGAATATAATCTTTTAATTGGATATTTCTAGACTGGTCTAACTTATCGTTAAATTCAAAAAACTTTTTCAATCTTACGATGTCAATCAAATTAGTATTACTGAAATGTGTTATAAGTCCATCTACAAAACTCATAAGCAACGGGTCATTTTTGTAACAATTTAGATTAACAATATTTACTAAACTAGATAGTATCAATTTATATTCTGGAAAAAGAAAAGGGGATAATATATTATCATCAGATTCAGCCAATTGGCCGTGGACTAATGTTTTTGGAAATTCTGTATCAAAAAAGTTCAATAGCAAGTAAAGATTGGATATATTGTATATCGATACCGTTGTATTCAAACTAACAATATGTCCTTGTTTTTTAAGATCATGTACATTATTAATAATAGTTTTCCATTCGGACGGCCATCTGATATAATGATTCACAGAATCCAATCCATCTATACTAACGATAAATTGTAAATTACTAAATTGGGCAAATAAATTAAGTAATTTTTTACTAAACTTAACAGCATTTGTATTAACAACAAATTCAAAAGAAGTATTATTTTGATCAATGCACGATCGTAAAAACTCATAAAATTCAGGCATCGCAGTAGGTTCACCACCAGCTACATACAATTTTTTTAAGTTAGTGAACTCAATAAAATTAAAGTCGGTATATTCAATTGGCGTATTGTTTTCATATATTCCAATTGTTTTATATTCTTTCTCTATCAGATTACTATTCTCAGGACCACACATTCTACATTGCAAATTACATGTATTACTTGCTCTCACTTCGTAATATGCCGGTGAAGTGATATTAGCCAAATCATCAACCGACTTCAGATTTAATCGATTTGCCCATTCTACAGTTTCTTGTTGTCTTGCACTTACTATACCTTTTGATTCGTATTCATAGCAAGAGCTACAATGATCTGGTAATAGTTCCCCTGCCAACATTGCATTTCGTATTTTATTATACCCAGGATCCGTTTGAAAATCGTTTAATTCAGATAGTTTTGTAATTGCCTTATTTGATCTACAACAAACTGTGGTTGATCCATTATTAACTAATAATTCAATAAATGGAAAAATACAAAAACTTTTGTTTGTTTTAACTAATTCTTGGAATATTGTTATGTTGTCAGAATACAAATGATCTAGCCACGTTACTTTAACAAATTCTTCTGCTTGCTTGGCTATACGTACAGTATTATAGAATGCATCTGGGTGGGTCCATTCTACTTTTGGTTGATCTAATACAATAACTTCATCAAATAATTTAACTAATTCTACTAATTTGCCAAATTCTATATCGTATACACTAGATTGATAATACCCATCGATAATAGGGATAATTTCAGTAATTAGTCCGTGATACTCTTTTGAATTAGTAGCAGCAATCGCTCGAGTTTTAACATCAGTATCTTTGCTATTATTTCCCAAACACAGAATTTTCTTACTAACCCCTAACCTCATTTATTCTTTCTTACAAAATTAATTAATTGATCTACACTTTGTTGTATACTGATATATTTGTTTTTCAGTGATGCAATTTCATCTGCTTGTTGATTTACTAAATCTCTTAACCTATCAAATTCTATCCTGCTTTCGCGGATAGTTTTATCATGGCTCATCAAGTTTGGGCGCGGTGGCGCATTTGGGTCTACTTCACGTTTCTTTTTTTGTTTGAACATTTTTGGGTTAAACATCTTCATAATCCTCTGAGAGTTTATATATAATTATACATTCTTCCACCGCATGTTGTAAAGCAGTATTTCGATTTCTATGCTTATAGATATCCGTCCACACACGTTGTTCTATTTGTTCTTTGGCTAGCCAACTTTGTCCAATCATTATACGAGATTCTAGTGGCGCACCCATCTCTCGGGCATAGGTAGTTTCACCGCCGTCGGGACTTTCGTAGATATAAGTTGCGCCTGGTTTTAATCTACCCATTCCAATGCCTCATGATACCTGCTATGATAAACAGATTTGTAACGATATATAGTGCTACTATCGCTGTTCTAACTGCGGCTACCACGTCAGCTTCGCTGTCAGTGATGCCTTCTTTTTGCCCTAGGGCTTTGGCCCAAAGTCTCCACATGCTCAATCCTTTCTTTACCATATTTTACCGTAGTCAACTACTTCGCTTTGGCGACTGATGTCTTTTACAAAATAAGCACATAGTGGATGGTCGCCATCATTGATGGGTACTGCTAACATCTGTCCTGGGCGTAGTTTTGGGAAATACCATTTAACGTCTTGATAGATATCTACGATCTCAATCTGGTGAAACTCTGGTTTAAAACTGTCTAAGGGATTAAAACAGAACACGCTGAAACCACGATCGTTAATTGATGTCAATGGAATAACTTCTAGGTCACCGAAGTCTGGTTCACCAATGAGTATTTGCCAATCTACAGGCATCTTGACTAAATTACCACCGATGTTTAATACCAGCGCAGGGCTATTAAAACTTTCTAAGAAGATCAATGGAATAAAGAAGTAGTCGGGATTCTTTGGATCACTATTATCTAATATAGCAAAACGAAGATCTTCGACTTCATCTGGTATCTCATTCATCTCATACGCTTGGTTTTCTAGGGTTAGTATATACATAAATTACTGCCAATCGGTCTTTTCAACAACGAATGGGTAGTTAGCCTCCTTGTAAAATTGCTTTCTTTTTGTTAAGTGCCTTTTGGCAAACTTGCATGTTGATGTTATGTCCCAGATTTGGACGAAGTCTTTGTCTTCCGCTTTGCGAATGCCACGCCCGATACTTTGGATGACCCTAACAAAGCTCTTACCGGGCTCAATAAGCACAAGGTTAAAAACACGAGGAATGTTGATACCAACAGCAGCAACACCGTAAGTGGCAACAATAACCTTGTCATCCATGGTCGCAATATCATCATATTGTTCTTTTCTATCATCTGCTTTAGTGCCTCCTGACACGAATACAGCATCTTTAATTTTTT